GAAAGGATGTCTTAGTTGACACATTATCAAATGCCCTCGGACATTATTCCGAAACGGAGAACCGGAAGGTTAGTCTTACGAGACACTCCACCAAGTTATTCTTCACAGAGTAACAGTCTAGTTTATCTAGGCAAAACTGATGGTTTCGCAGTTGATCTGGAACCAGTTAAGTTTGACGAATTCGTTCGTGAAGCTATTGAAGATTTGTGTGATGGACAAATCCCTGATGAACTTGTAGGTTGGACTCGTTCATATGCCACGCTTGATCGTTTGTTTGACGGCTTAAGTCGCTATGACCATGAACCCACTCGTTTAGAGTTTACCCCTGAACTTCGTGAAGCAATAGGTATTGCCTATCGTGCATTCCACATCCCTGGTGGTGTTGAAACCAAACCAATGGACAAGTTACGACTTGAACTCGATGCATCCGCTGGATGGTCTTGGTTAGGCATGAAGAAGAAGGAAGTGTATTCATCAGCTTTAAACGAAGCCGACAAGTTACGAAGACTTATCCGCAATGGTAAGTATTCCAAGCGTGCTCTTCCGCCATGTGTCTGTTTCAAGCGAACGCAACTCGCACCGATTGAATCACCCAAAGTTAGAACTGTGTGGGGTTACCCATTCGAGATGACATTGCTCGAAGGTCAATTCGCTCAACCGCTAATTGAAGCGTACTCTACACGGGATTGTCCGATGTTCATTGGACGCTCTATGCTTAAAGAGTTACCTATGTTCATCGATAGTCTGTTCCAATTTGGAGTAGCTGTTGGCATAGATTGGTCCGCATTTGATGCGACGCCGAACTATCAGTTGATTAAGATAGCTTTTGAAATCTTGGGTGACAACTTACGTTTATCCGAGGCGGAGGCTAAATAGTGGCTTGCGATTCAAGACTACTTTATCAACACGCCAGTGGTTATGCCAAACGGTGAGGTTTACCTCAAGCATTTGGGTATCCCTTCAGGCTCTTTCTTCACTCAATTAGTTGGATCGGTTCTTAACTTCATATTCATTGTAACCATGATGTTGAAGTTTTGGAAAGGTGCTTGGCGCAAAGTCAAGGTTCTGTCTGATGACTCAATCTTTCCTGATCCGTACAATGATATTGACACGGCTCGTGCGCAAATTGATCTCTGGGCCTCCTATGCTCAAGAGCATTGGGGTTTAAAGCTCAACGTTAAGAAGAGCTTTGCTGCTGAGAAACCTGAGGAAATTGAGTTCTTAGGGCATGCTGCTCACAATGGGAGTGTTCTACGTGATGAAGTGAAGATGTTACGCTTGGCTCTCTATCCAGAGTACCGAGTAAGAGATGCATCAGTCTCCATTTCACGTATACGTGGGTTGTTGATTGATTCAGGGTTTCAGTCATGGAATATGTACGATTTGTACGATTACATGATTGAGAAGTATGGCGATAATGCCTCCATTTCTAAGG